AAGCACCTCGAAATAGTTTTCGTGAGCCTAGCATAGGATGACTTGAAATAGGGCAAATTGGTGTGAATGTTCGGCATGGAGAGAAAGTTATGAAGTGGGTTCTTTTGACATGGCGGTCAGATTTTCGGGGCCGATGTAAGCTTCCATTGCCGCAACCTTTTCTGAAAGCTCTTTGATAGCCTGCACTGCCAGCGCAATAACACCGTTGTATTCCACAGTGTACGACCGTTTCGATTCGTCACGCTTGCTGGTCAGCTTGGTAACACTGACAGTCTCCGTCACGGTGGTAGTGTTGCCTTCATCGTCCACAACTTCTCTTTCTACCTGCTGTTCCTCAGTACCGTATTCGTCATTCTCATCGAATATAGAACCAACGGCTTCCGGTAACACTTTCATCAGATCTTGGGCAATCACTCCCGCTGATGGAGTGCCGTCCGTTTTCCATGCGAAAGTTACACCGTCAATGGCATTAATTTTATCCAGAGCATTGGCGATCGGCGTAATGAAGTCTTTCTTGTCCCGGTCCGACGTCTGAATAAGTGTTGTACATTGAATATTCCTCGGGACGATTAAGTCACCACTTGCCGTATGTTGGAAATATTTCACGGTGGCGTTTACGCCGGTGGCCATCGTTATATCACCAGAGTTTTCGGCATATATCCGTGAGTAAGGAAGATTGTTTCCCTGCCCTGCCATGAAAGTGATAAAAAATGGCCAACCACCGCCAGATGCCGATGCCCTGAGATTTAACTGAGTTCCTTCGATAGCAATCGTACCGTTTAATGTTGCTCCATCGGTTATAACGGGAGCAGATGTGGGTGCTGCTCCTAAAGAACTGCGAGCCGCCGCGGCTGTGGTAGCGCCAGTGCCCCCTTGATTTACCGGAACAGCGCCACCGACTTTAGTAGCCATGTTCGTTACCAGGTAGTTCCATGATGGGCCGGTAAAAGTGGAACCGTCAGGAAGCGTTACAGTGATGTTGCCTGTGCCACTGTAGACCTGTTGCCAGTTAGCTTTGTCCAGATTTAAACCGCGGATAGCCCTTGCAGTGTCAGCGGCCACCTGCGCGGTGATACCTACCAATGTTGCATTCGGTACCGCAGTCCATGCATTACCTGTCGCGGTAGGTCCACCATAAGCTGTAACCAGAGTTAATGCCGTGGACGAAGTAATTGTTTTGACACCTAGCGTATAGGTCACCCCGCCGACAATAGCGACAACGAAGTCACCCGCTTTTAAATCGGCGGTGAAGGCAGTTCCGGTACCGGTGACGTTTGCTGAATTATTGGTTAATGCGATTGTGCCTGCTGACATGTTTTTCTCCGGGCATTAAAAAACCCGCCGTAGCGGGTTGATGAGAATGCTTAAAATTTTGAGGAAGTATGGCGTTAGAAATAATCTGTCGCCCATAGAAACGGCAGTGGCTTACTGGCGTAACCGACCACCTGCTGATTAGGATTCGTTGAATCACCACCGTTGATAAAGCTTGTGGGCCGTCCGAAAAATGACGCTCCACTTCTGGCCATGCCGAGATGGCACCAACTCTGCGCTGCGAGCTGGCCGCCAATTTTCATAATCGGCACCATTGGCTGCTGTGCCTGATCCCCAGCACCGAATGCGGTGGCCGTTCCATTTGATGCTGGAGTATTTATGTTTCCCCGGTACATCATCGGTGTTTCGGCGCTCGTAAAACTGATCCCGCCATCAATCCCACGGACCGCAATACCCCAGGCTGGTACCACAGGCGTTTTAATGGTGAATACGCAAATTTTGATAGCGATATTGATCCCCGCCTGACTATTGGCACTGCTGTAGCCTTTAAGCGTACGGCTTGCCTCGTCGTATATCATTCCAATATTGGGGTCATCCCAATAACAGAACACGGTGGAATTTGCGCCCACTGGAAGAGTAAGGTTTCCCGTGAACCCGCCGTTGTATGAATACGTCAGAAATAAGCCTGAATTGCTGTCCACGACATAAGGGAAGGAACCGCCGGCGGCCACAGCGAAACCAAAACCGCCCTGATTTATCTCGCCCGGGTAAACACAGTACACATTGACCAGTTTTGGACGATCAGCCGAACTACTGGCAAAACTCGGGCTTTGCAAGTTGGTGGTTAAATCCAGAGAGGCTGTCACCGTCCTTGCATTGTTGTCCACGCTGATTGCCAGTGATTTGAACTGCATGGCCGCAGATATCGATGTTTTTAATATCGCGACCACGTTATCCGGAATGGCGACCAGTTGTGAACCCGCCGGGCATTTCGCCGAAAAATCTGCTGATGAGGTGTTTACGTTACCAATACTGGCACCAATCGAAAGACTGCCGATCCACGTTAATGGCCGGCTGACTGACACGTCGTAACTTTTGGCACCAGCGACTGCTATTCCGAAAGGCATCAGCTTAAATCCCCCACCTTGACTTTCCAGTTCCCGACGCTGTCATAAACACGTAATCCACGACCATCCAGCGTGATGCTGCCCTGTCCCGCAGTGGCCGATTTAAACGTAAAGCCGGTGTTCTTATCGAGATTCCATCCAGTACCCGAGGTCGCGTAATTATTCGACTGGATATAATTACCGATCTTGGCATTGGTAATCGTCCCGTCCTGGATAAAGGCATCGCTGATAAACACCTGCCCGTTAATCACGGCGAAGGGTGAATACTGCGTATCCCCAGAACCTGACATCAGCACAAACTGATTCGCATTAAAGCCAACACGCGTCACCACCGGCTGACCAGCCTGCGCCAGCACGGCAATCGACATACCGGCGTTGTACATGACGCCACCGATCCGCACGCCTGTTTTCAGGGTGTAAATAGCTGAAGCACCACTGGCATCAACCACGGCCGTTAGTTTGTCCTCGAGCGCCGCAGTCACGTCACCAATCTGCGCCTGCACCTGAGTCGTCAGATCCGCCATCGCCTGATCGACATCAGCGATAGTCGTTTTCACCGTTAAAATATCAGCGCGCACCTCACCGTTCTGGGCGAACTGGTGATCAACGGTTGAGTTGAGGTTCAGAGCATTTTGCAGAATGGCATCTATGTTAGTTTCAATGTCACTCGTCAGTCGGTCACCGTCGGCTGAGTTCAGGAAGTCATCAGCGATATCGCCCAGATAATCATCGGCATTATCGTTCACCATCCCTCTGATCCAGTCGGTATATCCTGACTCATTCCCGGTTTTATCAACCAGCTGCGCGCGATACCAGAAAACCTGACCTGCCCTTAATCCCAGCTGCGTATAAATTGCCTGCGGATAGGGGACATCAGACAGCAACAACGGGTTAGACTGATCAGAATTAGGCGTGTACTGAATCTCTGTTTTCAGCGTGTCCGAAGTGTTTTCCGGGAAGCCCCAGTTCAGTTGAATACCCCAGTTGATGCCAGTGGCCGTGAAACCTACCGGTTTCGGCGGGTTACCTTCTTTGCCGGTCAGAGTCACTTCTACGGAATAACCCCACCCGCTTGATATTTCCGCAGCGTTAATTGCACGCACGCGCACCAGATAGCGGCCAGCGTAGATGCCTGGCACTTCGAATGACGTGGTAGAGCTGCGAGGTACGTTTACCCAGTTTCCATCGTTACGGCGCCACTGAGCCTCATAGGCGATAGCATTCGTCGTTGCGTCCCACGTCGCCCGCATGGTCTGAACGCTGATCCCCTGATTGACCACAGAGTATGAGCCGATCTGAATATTTGCAGGGGCAGACTGGCTGCCCGGAGGGATAACACTGATCGGGCGTTCATCGATAATTGCGCCGGTATCGATGCGCGCATATTTATCCGGATCGTGATACGCCGCAGAAATGGTGAAGGTATTATCGTTGTTGTCAGCCACGCTGAGTACGCGGTATTGCTGCGCATACAGCTCGTCTGTTTCAACCACCCAGACGCTTTCCGACTCCGGGGTTTCACTGTAAGCCGTGGTGACAGTGACAACCTTCCCCGACACCGACTGAATTGTGCGTGACTGAGCTGCACCTGAGGGAAGGTTTAAAATAAGCCGGCCGCCGGCGACAACATCCGGCGCGCGGTCCAGCGTTATGGCCCTGCCATTCACTGAACTTATGCGACCGCCCATAACTTTACCCGACAGCATTTCATCGGCGACCCCAATGATGTAACCCGGCTGAGGGATCATGCCATCCAGACCGACAGCGAAAGTTATCACTCTGTCTTTGTTATTGGTCAGGATCCCCCAGCGCCCTTTCCTGTTAGCCTCTGATTGCCGCGTGCAGCCAATAGCCGTCAGTTCTAACTGGTTAAATCCGTAACGAGTAACCAGATCTTGTTCAAAAACGGGTTCCATTGCGTCAGCGTAGGCATTGTCCGGATCAGACCATGACACAAGGGCCGTCGTGTATCGGGTCTTGGTGGTGCTGCTTGAGTAGCTGAACTGGCCGTCGATAACGTTCGCGCGCGTATAGCTGTAATCGATATCGCGCGGCATGTCGGCCAGTGCAACAATCTGATTCCCGCCCCAGTACGTCATGCCACGGAAGATCGCCGCAAAGTCTCTCAAAACCGTATAGGCGTCGTTTCGGCTTTGTACGTAAACATTGCAGATATAACGCGGCTCTGTGCCGCTGCCGCCTTTACCATCTGGAACCATCTGATCGCAATATTGTGCGACCTGGTAAAGTTCCCATTTGTCGATGTTAGCCGCAGTGAGACGGTTGCCTAATCCAAAGCGGTCAGTGACCACAAGGTCATAGAAAACCCACGCAGGGTTATCTGACCATGCCCATTTGAAAACGCCGGTCCATGTACCGCTGTACGTGCGTGTTACCGGATCATAATTGTCAGGCACACGAATAACGCGGCCCTGTGGCTCGCATGAAATTTGCGGAATGGAGCCATTGAACTGACTGGAATCGAATTCGATATACAGCAGCGCAGTGTTCGGATATCTCAGTTTTGCATCGATGACTTCTGTATAACTCTGAATCGTCATTGCATCGCCAATCTTGGCGCTGTTCGCATCTGTCGTAATTTTGCGGAGACGAATTGTCCACGTGGTACCGGCCGGCGGTAAATCTATGCGATGGCTACGTTCATACCCCGAGGTAGTTTTCCCAGTAACAGCTGTATTAACAACTGTCTGAAATGCGCCGCCGTCGGTCTGCAGTTCAATAATGTAGTTGATCGAATACCCAACCAGATCACCGTCATCTTCTTGCTTAAATAAAGACGGCCATTTAAGACGCAAGCGAATAGCTGAGAGTTGGGTATTAGTGAAAGTGTGGGTCCAGGCAACGGCACTTTTAACCTCAGCACCTACATTGATTTCATTTTCGGTGCCCGGCAATCCCTGAATGTAGGTTTGAGCCTGTGTACCGGCGCGGAACTCCCACGCTACCCCGCTGAAATTGCTCGAACCGTCACTGTTCAGAAGCGGCGTTCCATCCAGAAAAATTGATTGCCCAGTCAGGCCGCCGCCAAATTCCCCCTCACCCAAAGCAATAAGCAGTTTTGCTTTCGCGATGGACTGAAGATCATCGGGCTGTTCTACAGGCGTACGGGATGAAGAACTGCCGCCTTTACGGCCTTTTATTTTGGTTACGGTTGCCATATTGCGCCCATAAAAAAAGGCCGCCGGAGCGACCTTAGAGGTAAGGATTAGGTGATGAGGTTATTGCTGATCTTCTACATAAATACCGGCGGAGATAATCGCGCCGCCGATCAGGCGTTTTCCATAAAGAAGCGGTACCGGATATCCCTGAGCAGCCGTATTCGTAACGCCGCCGAAGGCATAAGAAGCCTTGTTATCCGAATCCTGTTTACTGGCGAGGCCGGTTGTCTGCGGGGAAAGCATTTGGATGACGCCGCCCAGGGTCATTGAAATACCAACCGCACCAACCATTCCCCAGGCACCGCCGGCTGCAATTCCTGCGATCCCACCAGTGAAAAACGTTGCTGCTGCTATGAGCGCGACACCCAAAATTGTTTGAAATAAACCCGCCTGCTTACTGCCAATAACAACAGGCATGATGTAAATGTCTTCAGTCCCTTTATCCATTTCCAGTTCATCAAGCTGTAAGTTTCTTTTTCCACTAAAAACAGCGTACGTTATGCCTCGGCGGCTACTGCTATTCATGTATTTCTCAAAGCCATCATAATTCGCTCTTAAAGCCTTAATCGCTTCAATTGGATGCTGCAATGCAAAGCGGTGCTTCTTTCCATAAAGCTTTCCTAAAGCCCCGCCTAATCGAACATTGCGGAGTGGTGTTGTATTAAGAGAGTTAGACATTTATTTCTCCACCAATGAAAAAAGCCGCAATTAAGCGGCCTTGAGAATATTAGTTTGAGATTAGATGCAGTGTTTTATGACATCAACTCTTGCATCCGTTCGGTACGAAAAAATCCCTGACTTATGGTAGAACTTGATATCCGTACCCGAAGCGATAGGTGTTATATCAGCAACTTCAACACTACCAGCCGACAATACAGAGAAACCTTCGCCAAAAGGCTGCAAATATACATCGCCGTATCTCGCGCTTTTCTCTTGCCAACCAGAAAGAATACACTGCGAAACTTGTTGCGAAGATTTGTTGGTAGATGCAGAAAATGCAGGCTCTCCCTGCCGCATCTCACTTATAGAAGCACACCCCGCCAGCCCGAGCGCCAGCACTACTATGTGTAGTTTTTTCATCTTCACCCCTCTGAGTTAATGGAAGAATGATAGCAGCACCACTCAGCAAGGCAACGCGCCTACATCAGATCTTTGTGCCTGACAATTTTCATTGTCCGTTCCTGCCAGTACCCGCCGTAAGGTACACGGTTACTGAGCATGCCGTACATATGATGCAATAGCATGCTGCCTTCGAGCACGATCCCCGCGTGATTCCACTTATTGGACTGAATCTGCATGATCACCAAATCCCCTGGCATTGCTGGTCCGCTAAATTCTCGGAACCCGCATTCATACCAGCAGTCCTGATAAAAGTTATCCGGATAGTCATCTTCCCACCACGGATAATCCACGCGGTAATCGGTCAGTTCGATGCCGTGCGTTTGCCGGTAATAACTCATGACTAACCCCCAACAATCCGAATGCCCGAGTACAAACGGTCGCTCGAGCAAAGGGAGTTCACCGCGCGGCTGGATGGTACGAAAATCTCCTTCCGGCCAGCTCACAATGTGCCAGGGTAATTCGGTTGCATCGCACTGCACCTTATCTAGTTCGCTGGGCTGCGTCGTTGCATCAGGATGGCTGTGAACGATAGAAATAACTGTTCCCCAATCCTCAGCATCAGCGTATCCCACAGGATCAAGATGAAAATCTTCTGTCGGGTTGGCTGCCAGATTTGCACATGGAAAGTAACGTTCTACCCGGCTTTTCTGTGCAACCACGCCACAGCATTCGTACGGGTAGCTCTGCCGGGCATGTTCAAAAATAGCCTGCAGGGTTTTATCTCGCATATTCAGCTCTTAATCAGAGAGGTGCCCGGGAAGCCGCCGAACGGCAATTCGTTGTTTGCCCCGAAGCGGGGCTTGCAACCAGAGTTCAGCGTGCCGTTGCATACGTCGAGCGAGGGATCGCTAACCGGATTACCATGCTTATCGAAATAGTTGGTACCGGCGTAATCACATCCATCCCCTGAACGGTATTTTCCACGAATGCACCAGGTGCAAAGAGAATGAAGTTGCCGCGTCGGGATCATCAATCCCTGCAAATCCATCGGGCTGCTCAGCGTGAACTCAACAGAGATGTTGGTTTCCATGCTCTTGCTGTCGACGTAGAAAACCTGCAACTTTTCCTGCGTGGCGTCCGCCGTGGCATTCCCGCCCGCAAAGTTTCGGGCGTCGAGATATTGCGCCAGCGTATCGTGAATCGTCACCACGGCCTGAAGCATGTCATCGTAAGCCAGGCACAATGCGGTGATCGACCCATCAAGATTGGCCACAGTCAGTTTCGGCTGTGCGCCGCTGCCGCTTGTTGAAGCCTCAATACCTTCTATCTGAACCGGCCAGGCTGAATATTCGTTACCCTGCCACCAGATGGATTTCGCTGGCAGTTTCGATTCATCGCCACCGGCGGCCACGATTTCTGCCTCGGTATAAGCCAGATTGTAATTATGAAATCTGAGCACTTCTCCGGTGCCAAAAGCCGTGCCGTCAACTTCAAAAAGCCGGACAGAGTTCCCCGGCTCGAGTTTTTGATAATCATTGTTTAATGACATTATCCCCCCGCTGCAGAATAGGCCTGCTCAAATGTTGCTGTAATGGTTGCCTGTAACTTTCCATTTGGCTGCATGCGAATAGAATCAGCAGCCACACGATACAACCCCTTGTCCCCATGGGGTGGAGACCAGATAAAGGCCTTGGTGCAGTGTTTGCGGCAAAAATCTCTAATGGCCAGCGAGGTAGCAAGAGGGCCACGGTAAGAATAAGGAAATTTAATCATTTCCGAATTTATGCCCTCTTCAGAGATCTGTGCATAACCATCCCCAAACTGAGCCTTTCTCACCGTCCGGTTATATTCAGTCAAAGGCTGGCTTGCGACCTGCGTAGGCCAGGTGAAAATATCGATTGTCATGGGATACCTTTGAAGGGCTTAACGGGTTTTCATTGCGTTGAAGAGTTGGCCGCCGGGGCGCAAAGCATTAGTAATATTTTTCTGACAGAACTGATCCAACATATTCATCATCGTTTTGCTCAGAGCATCATTTTCGCCCGATGTCTTGGCGCTGGCATTACCATCACTTTGGAGAATGATCGTGTTGTGGAAAACGGGGCTTCCGCCTCCGGCATTTCCCGCTACGACACCTAACTTACCGTTAGCACCACGCCGCAGAGGCAAAATAGCTTCCGGGCCGGCTTCCCCCATCAATCCCCCGCCGCTGGCAAACGCAAAGAACGTTGGCTTATCGACGACGCTGCCGCTGAAAGCACTTAGCCCCGGCGAAGTGTAAACACCGCCATTCGCATTGGCCTTCAGGCCACCCCAGCCGAAAGCACTTGCCGCACTGTTTACCCCGTTGACCAGTGTCATTTTGACCAGAATTTCAGTCAGCATACTCAGTATGGATTTCGTAAAATCCTTAAAACTGGCTTTTCCTGTTGTCAGAAAAGTAGAAAGTTGAGAGCTTGCACCATTAAGTACGCTGCCGCTTACGTTCTTAATCTGCTCATAAGAATTCGTCGCAGAATCAGCGTAATCTGCCCAGCTTTTTTGGATGCCTGCCTGCCAGTCGCCGCGTAACTTATCCTCTTCAGCGTAATATTGCTGTGCAGCGGCAAGCTCTCTCTGATAGCCAGCATCTCCCAGATCACCACCGGCATTTTTCCAACCGCTACGCAGTTGTGCAAAGGTGGATTCCCGGCCGGCCATTCTGTCACTGAGCGTTGCACTTCCCACCAGGGCAGACTGTTTCTCTGCCATTTGAGTGACATACTTTTGTGAGGAGTCCATTCGCTTATTCAGTTGTTCCTGGGCCACAATCTGATCGCCCAAAAGTGCCTTCTGACGGGCGAGCTGAATCACCTGTTCTTTGTTAGATAACAGCGACTTCTCTTGTTTGGATAACTGGCGAGTGCGTGAAGCATCTTCAAGAACGGCAAATTGAGCCTCGGTATTCCAGAGCTCTTTACGTTGCTGGCTGATGGTATCAGTGATGCTTTTGTGTTCTTGTAGGACTTTAAGCTGGGACTGTAAGGCCAGCAGGTTTTTCTGCGCTGAATCTTCGGCACGGTCGCCCGCCGGCGTTACATAGCCTTTAGCCTTTGCCGTTTTAGGATCTTTATAAAGCTTCTCAATACCTGCCCGCGCCTTCGCTATATCAGTATCATTCCAGAGGCTTACGCGCTTATCAGGTGAGAGACCCTGAGTTGCCTTTGCAGCCTGAGCATTATCTGCGATGGCTTTATTGAGGTCCTTCTGTGCCAATGCACGTTTTTCAGCCTGCGTGGTGCCGGCATCAAGATATTTGTTGAACGCTATTTGAGCCTCAACACCATCATTGTTGATTTTATTAAATTCTGCTTTTGACCGGTTATACCCTTCCTGCGATTTCACGACAAACTCAAGGTTACGGATATCAGCTTCGAGCTGGGTTTTATCCACGCCCATGGAGTTGTTTTTAAATCGCCCCCAAATACCCTGAGTACTGTTTGCCTGAATTTCAGCCAGCGTATCTTTCATGGTCTGAAGCGTAGCAGCGTCGTTGCCACCGCGCCCTACATTCAACAGTTCATCCCACATGCTCTTAAACGCGTTGCGCGTCGCAAGGGCTGCACGCTCCACCAGCCCCAGATTATCTAAAATCTGCTGACTTCTTTGTTGCTCAGCACGACTGTAGGCATCTGCTGCAACCTGCCCAGCTGACTCTTTATCCCCCCGACGCTCCAGTTGAGAAATGTATTCGAACTGTCCCGCTGTTAGATAATGAAGTTGCTTATTGAGCTCAGAAGAAGCTTTTGTGGGTGAATCATAAAGCTTTTCGAAGTTTTTAATCGTCTCATCGACTGACTTGCCTGTGGCTTCCTGCATAGCCACCGCAGCGCGGGTTATGCTCTCAATTTGCGAACCTTTAAAACTGCCACTACCAACAACCTGCGCCAGCGCAGCGGCGTTTGTTGCCTGTGAACCTCCCAGAGATTTAGCGAGCTCTGCCAACTGGCCTGATGTTTTTCCCGCATAATTGCCCGTGAGAATGAGCTGTTTATTGAATTCAATCGACTCCTGATTCCCTTCATACCAGGCCTTACCTAGTCCATATACCGCGGTGGCAATACCACCGACAACACCGGCGATACCCAGGCCGCGCAGCGTCATCAGTTGCTCTATCCAGCCTGCACGGTTTGCTAACGTAATGCCTGAACCGCGGAGCGCGCCAAAGTTTCCACGTGCCACCTCACCGACTAAAATGCCAATTTCTCGGCGAGCGGCCGCGCTTTCAAGGCCAAGTCCATGCGTTGATTTTTTCGCAGCCTCTAACTTCCTGATATAGATTTCCGCGGCATCGCCAGCACCAAGTTGAGCAGCCTTGACGCGCAGAAGCTCTTCTTTGGACAGGCTTTGCGCGACAACCTGAGATTTCAATTGTTGAAGGAATCGGGTGCGGGAGCGCGATGCATTCTCCTCGGCGGAGGTTAATTCCTTCTGACGCGCTGTTGTCGCTGAAATCAGTGAAAGATAGTCTTGTTGAGATATTTTCCCCTGATCCCGGGCACTTCTTAATTGTCCCTGAATTCTCGTCAGCGATTGTGTTTCGCCGTTAAGCTGTTTAACGCCATCAATCTGGCGGAAAAATGCCTCAGCTAATTCATCCTGCTGCTTTCCCGTTGCGGATGCACGTGCAGCACTATCCTGGAGTTGTTGGCTAAACTCAGCAACCCTGCGGTGGGTTTCATCCACGGCCGCCGCCGTTTTCTTCCAGTCTTTACTCATTGCGTCCGCGGCTGCGGCTTGCTTGGCCTGAATATCATTCGCGGCACTGGCTCCCGCATCACTCATTTGCTTCAGTGCGTTTGCCTGGCGATCGGCTGCCTGCCCAACCTTAGCCAATGACTTATCCGAATCAGCAGCCATAGTACGAAGCTGCCCTTTAATACGGGCAACCTGCTCGGTAAAAGAGGCATTATCTAGATCTAGATTAATGACCAGGTCACTAATTTGCTGGGACATATCTGCTCCCCCCAAAAAGCCCTTCACCCGCTAACATCAGCTCTTCATCCGTTTTGTCAGGTTCATCTTCCGACTGTGAAAGGAGGCTAAAGTTAATTGCTGAAAGGTCGTTGTTGCCCGTGAACATTGCTGCAATGAGTTCCTTCATCGTCGCGAACTCAGCATCAAGCAACTGATCGCTGAAGGGGGTCTGGGCAAAAAATGTTGACCAGCCAGAAAACTCGGACGCACTCATTTCACTCAACATCCTGCGCCAGTCAGGACGTTGAAACTCCCTTGCAAGGCGGTATGCAAACTCGCGTTCACGGGCGGCTATTTTGCCAGTGGTCGGGTCCCTACCGATGCATCTTCAACCTGAGCAGGATCAGTATTACCTTCAGGCATCTCGGTTTTTGGAGGTGTCATACCGCTCAGATCCAGAACCATTTCGACGGCCTGGTTCAACCCGTGGGTACCCCATGAGCGCATGACCTGCTGCTGAATTTCGCCTTCTTCTCGCTTAGGCTCGGTTTCCGAATGCCAGAGGGATCGCGACACCAACCAGGCATTCACTTCGATGTTGAATTTCATTAGGCGGGCATTATTTTTAAACTCGTTCCCGCCTTCGGCGATACTGGCCTCTTTATCCGCCAGAAAATCAAAATACTCGGCGCGCTGGAGCGCAGATAATTCGTGCAGTGTTACCTTCTGGTCGCCTATTGTCAGCGTGTCTTTCTTTAGAAACATAATTGATACCTATAGAAAAGGCCCGTGAGTGGGGCCTTTAAAGTGAGCAAAAAGAAAGTTAGGAAACGGTAATGTCAGCGGTCGCCACAAAACTGCCGTCCGGGGTCATACCGATCACTTGCATTGCACCCGCCTTAACACCTTTGACAGTCACGACGTTATCGACGACGGTCACGGTTGCGATAGTTTTATCTGACGAAACGATGCGCAGCGATGTGTCTGTGGCTCCAGCTGGAGCCACGTTGAATGTGACGGTCGTGGTATTCCCTACCGCAACGCTTGCCGTTTTTGGCGTGACGGTTAAACCGGTTACAGGGACAACGACTGACCGGTCCTCTTCGGCAAGGGAAGGTTTGCCAGAATTAGTGACCTTAACGGTGCGGGTAATAACCTCTTTTGCAGGTACAGCTTTACCCAGGCTACTCAACCAGCCGCGGAAAACATCAACAGCATCATTTGGGTATTTAATTTTGTACCCGCGCACATCGCCGAGTGTGAACCATTCGACTAAGCCTTGCTGGCCTGATTCGCCCGGTTTCCACGCTAAAGTAAAACTGGTATCACCGGCTGATTTCTCACCCTGAGCGGTTGAGCTCCAGTCGGCATTTTCATCGTCCAGATAAGTATCATCATAGGACTCTGCGGTCATCTCACCCGGAGTGAGGTCCTTAATTTTCGCAAGGCGGGTCCAGTCAGTATCACTGAGAGGATTGGCATAAGGATCACCAGAACCCGTATACAGCCAGAGCGTTGTCCCTGCACCTTTAACCGGCGCCAGTGGATTTGGAGTAGGCATAAAAAATCCTTACATTGAATAAGTGAGGGAATAGGACAGATCTACCGAACCCCACGTGGCCATTTCATCATCACGCTGATAGTCATAGCCCTGCGGTGTAATGGTTTCGATTAAGTCAGCCAAGGCAGGTATAGACGCCATCGAGGGATAGACTTTTTCCTCCATCCAGGCATCAAGTGCGCTGTCTGGGTTTACTGCTTTCAGAAAAACTTCAACGTGCAACACGGCCTGCCAGCTGTCTTCATCCAGCGTGTCGCCGGTGTACTCGGCATCCGACAGATACACTGCAACGGCCGGCAAATCTTGCTCTTCAAGAAATACGGGCCGCCCGTCGAACCAGGTCACTGGATCAGTAATATCGCCTCGCAGCTTCGCCAGCACGGCCGCTCGGATAGCGCTGTGTTTATTCATCGCTTCAGGTGGATCCTTAGTTGATTTTTCAGGGCAGAAGACAGCTCTTTCGGCATATCACTCTCAATCAGTCCCTTGGATATCGTGGTGAACGCCTCCGTCAGCGGGACATCCAGAGGCACTTTCACCACGTCAATGGGATAACGAGCCTGTCCCACACGGCGCATGACCTGCCAACGGCCATTCGCGAGTTGCTGAATAAAAGCGTTTCGGAAGGTGTAGGGACCCACTTTTAGGACGCTTCCATGCCCGTTTTTTGCGCCCTTACGCCGTGATAACCGTGTCCGGGCGGCGCCCAGTTTGATAGCAGGAAGGTTGCCACGGTTGATTTTAATCGAGGCGATCAGGCGATCAGGTTTGGCTTTCCTGAGCTTTGCCCGTTGTCGCACCAGGCGAACCGGCAAACCTTTCTTACGGTTATCATCTACCGTCGCCTCTTTCGCTACTTTGCGACTCCCGTGACTTATCGTTCGGCCCGCTACACGATTCAGAGCCTTAGCCGTCGCGTCCGGTACAATCCATCGGCTCAGGCTGTTCAGGTTTTCAATCGCTTTTTCTAACCCTTTTACCGACATTGCTCGCCCTCCTACTCCAGCCAGATTTGCGGTTTACCGTTAAACAACTGATGACGGGTGACGATGTAACTTTCTCCCTGATAAACCACCTGATCGTTACGGTGCGGACGGTAATCGGGTGAGAAAACCACGAGAGACAAGCCGTCCCCGCTCACCGGCCCCATTTCAGGCAGAAAATGGCTTTCAACACCGATAAACACGGCGCTGTTGATTACCACCTCCCTCCCAAACCGCGCGGTCGTTACCGCATCCATCCGCGCTGCCAACGCATCAAAGGCGTTAGCCATTGATTTTCACTTCAACAAAAGTGCTGCCCGCACCGGCGGCTTCCCAGGCAATACCCGCAGCGACCGCATCCGCAGAGGCCAGCTGAATTTCGCCGTCCGCGATAAACACTTTTGTGCCTGCGGGAATGACATCGGAGGAAACTTTCGGCAGCAGGAACACCCCTTCAGCCATACCTTCGCCGGTTTCATTTGGCGCAATGTCCACCAGTGATACAACCAGCAGGGAACCCATTACTACGGGGTCGCCGCTGACGATTGCGGCTGAGCCGGTATTAGTAATGGAAATCGTCTGACCTTCCTGCACAAAATTCTTAGCCATTGGAAAACTCCAGACGCCCCGGAAGGGGCGAATTTTAGGTATAAAAAAAGCCCTTACGGGCATTCGGAGAAAGCGGAAGTATGATTACTGTCCGGAGGATTTCACCAGACCGCGGTAATCGAGCGGCGCAACGCCAGCATCAATGCGCACTTTCGTTGCAATACCGTCAGAACTGAATCCTTCCTGCTGATCGATGTAAGGCAATTCGACGCCGTTGAGATAAGCTACTTCAATGGTGTCCATACCCTGTGCAGCGGCCAGGTACCAGGATTTGGTACTGTTGTCATCCAGACGCGGTTCACCGATCACCGTCGCAAAGTTCTGGATCGGGTTGATAATACCGGCATTAACGTCGGCACCTTTCACGCTGGCAGATTTGATGGTCTGGTTTGCCACGGTTTCGAGGGCGGTTGGCACCAGCAGGTATGCCGGACGGATATTCAGGGTGCGACCGGTGGTTGGCTCTTTCTGAACACGCATCAGCTGGCGGCCCGCATCAAGGTTCGTGACGTCAATGGCACCGGTTGCCAGGTTTTTATGATCGCTACTGAACAACGCCTTGCCGTCTGATAATTTCGGGTTACCGGTCAGCACGGCATACACCAGATCGCCGATGGTGGCTTTTGCGGCGCGGCCCATCTTCATCGGGACATCGGTCAGCTGGTTCAGATCGTCGTTGATAATGGCCTGACGGGTAATGGAGAAAATTTCACCGTAGGTGGCCAGCGCAATGGTTTCGCTATTATCTGTCGTCGTGACGTATTTGTATTCCGCCCCTTCGCGTACCTTACGCAGTGACGGGAAGCCGCCCAGCCCGACGCGGTGCGCCGTTTTAAAGTCAGAGAGTTGCCCTTTCTTCGTCCAGGCTTCAAATGTCTCCTGTGACTCTTCCCAGCCTTGCAGCAGAGATTTGTTCGCCACATCCAGCAGAATATTGCCAAAATCAGAGGTGGTGTGCGTCATCGCCAGTCCCACCATCTGCATCGGGTTATAAGCCGCAACGCCCACCCCGCGCTCGGTCAGCGACATGCGCGCATATTCGCGCAGGGTCATGCCGTTATACACGTTGTCGTTCTGGCGGTCTTCGTAGCCTGCGCGCGCCATCAGCGCCTGACGGATCCCATCGCCGGTGAAATTCCCGTTGCCGGCATGAATGTGCGCATTGTTGCCGTTTTTATTGGACGGGCTGGCATCTTTCCCCAGCATGACCAGCAGTTTGTCCTTGGCCTGATCGACCGTACAGTCGATATCTTCAATGCATGACGCCTGTAATTCCAGATGGCGGCCCCCAAACATGGCGAACAGGTCTTTGATCCCCGTGACGCGCTGTTTCTGCGCGGCGATGACCTGATTGCGGATGGTATTTTCATCCAGTGCAGCGGGGACAGGAACCGCCGCAGGCGCCGGGGCTGGTTGCGGATTAGCCGGTGCCTGAGTGGTCGCTTTCGGCTTGGTGATCATGTTTTTTAGTGCGTTTGGCATAGCGTCGAATTCCTCGATACGTTTTGAATTAATGCGGGCCATTGCCTGCACCGCGGTAGAAATCTGGTCAGCAAAACCGTGCTCAAGACACTCCTGAGCGGTCATCCACGTTTCCTCACCCAGCAACAGGGCAAGTTCGTCAGAAGATTTACCGGTTTTTTTGGCATAGGACGGGATCAGCACGGCTTCGACCTTATCCAGCAGGTCGGCATAGTCGCGCATGTCGTTGGCATCACCGCCGGTTATCCCCCAGGGCTTGTGGATCATCATCATCGCGTTTTCAGGCATGATGATGGGATTACCCACCATGGCAATCACCGAGGCCATTGAAGCGGCAAGGCCATCGATGTACACGGTTTTGCTTGCCGAATGACTGTTTAGCAGGTTGTAAATGGCAATGCCGTCAAAGACGTCTCCGCCCGGCGAGTGGATATGTAAGTTGATATGGTCCAGATCGCCCAGCGCCTTCATGCTGCTGGCAAACTGGCGGGCAGTGACGCCCCAGTAACCAATCTCGTCATAAATATAAATATCAGCCGTCTTATCGCCGCTGGCTTTCATGCGGAACCAGCTTTTGTCCCCCGCCGAGGCTTTGGGTGAACCACCCAGTTTATTTCTTTGATTCTTTCGCACTGGCTTCCCCTTTATCGTTTGCCGGATCCGTGTCGAAGACCAGACCTAACGTTTTGTTTTCATCAACTTCCGCTTTGCGGCGGCGTTTCACATCACCCGGATTTGCACCGCGCGCCCTGACCCAATCCCCTTCCGTCGCAGCGCCACCGCGCAACAGCACGCGCCAGGAATTAGCCTCTTTCATCGGGTCAATCCACGGCATCACCGGCCCGCTGTAGACCGCATTAAACAACGTCGCCATATCCACATCGGGCGGGACGTTGATCACGCCCGCCGTGATCGCCATTTGCAACCAGCCGCGGTACATCGGGCGGGTCACCGCTGCGATAAAGGCATCCTGAAGAATTCCATAGCCTTCAAAGGACTCCACCAGTTCTTGTCGCTGAGAGCTGTAAGTGCCGTTGTAGTTACGTGAGATGCTGGAAAAGCTGCTGCGGCTGCCGGCGGCCACCGCCCTGAGCTGTCCGTTTCGGAACGTTTCTAGGTTAGGATTAGGCCGGTCCGATTTAATCATCCCGATTTCTTCGCCGGGCTCGAGGTCATCAAAGAGCATGCCGGGCTCAATATTGAGCTCGCGGGAGTCCTTACTATTACCCTCCGCGCTTTCATAGGATTGCCCGTCTCCTTTTTTGACGTACATACCCAGCGCGGCGGCAATACGGGCGGCGGTCAGTTCAGAATCTTCGTACTCTTTCAGCGCGCTCAGTCGGATCAGAATGCCGGACAGCAGACTGTTCCCTCTAACCTGATGAAGCCGGCGCATGAATTTCAGGTGCATCATGCCGTCTGCGGGGATTTCTTTTGTGTTACCGAGCGCCACACCTGAAGTCACCAGATTTTTATAGACGACATACTTTGTCGGGCGGCCCCAGTTGTTGAGATAGATCCCCTGACAAACTCCCTTCCCGGTATCGTTCATCTCCAAAGGGATGTAGTCCGGCTCCAGCGCCTCAACCCAGAATGGAATTTTCGCCGTCGGGGTAAGTCCGGGTGCTGAACCCCGTACCATCTGGCCGAAAACCTCTCCGTCGCGCAGCCAGGTTCTTGCCATCAGCCGCTCAAGAACAGGACGGGTAAACTGCCCTGTCACATCGGGGGAAACTGACCACTCCGCCCAGGCTGCCCGTATTTGTTTCGAGAGCTCATCGGCCACCAGCCCCGTTTTCAGGATGGGTTGCGGGTCAACCACAATTCCGCGCGCGCCGACGATGCGCTCTTCGAGTTTGTCCAGCAGGCCAATCACCAGATCGTGATTATTGTCCAGCCAGCGCGCCTGCTCCCTGATCGACCGGCCAGCAAACTGCGTGAGCTGGTTTGCGTTGCGGTTTTCCCGCTTCGCCCGGTGCGTGCGCGTCGGCAATGCTGCCTCGTAGGCATTGATAGCCACACGGGACCGCAGGCGCGAGGCTTTCCAACCCGGCGAAAATATGCCAATGGCATCATCAATCAGGCTCATCACACAAACCTCGCCAGGCGGTACTGCGGTCGCCCGCGCTGTGCTGCCAGTAACGTGCTGAGCCGGCGCTCCCATTTCTCGCGACCCGTTTGTATCTCGCTTAAGTTCTCCATCGTCATGGACTGCCCGTTGAAGGTGATGGATTTCCCCTGCAGGACGGCGCGTTCAGCGGTCATATACTGCTGGATCATGTCTTCAATATCGGCCTGATTCATACCCAGCCTCCTGATGTCGATGGCGCCCAGGCAGAGGGTTTATCCTCTTTCTTGACGCGGGTTGTTTTCGTTTTTTGATGGTTGCTGCGAGGTTTCGGAACGGATGCTTCAGAAGGTGCAAGGGGAGCGGATTGTTGAATGGGTTGCGCCCAATCAGGCGGTTTTTCCCAGTTTATCCGTTCGTACCCTCGCAAAATCACCAGCGCATGGGCATATACCATCAGGTCAAAGGCTTCGTTCGCCCCCTTCCCTGGTTTCGTCCATTTGCCGTCAGCGCCTCGTTCTTCATAGGTCAGTTCGTCGTAAAACCACTCCCCCAGCCAGTCAGGAAAGTGAACGTAGTTCGCCCCCGGCGTATCGCGCTGAAGCGCGTTACTGATCCGGTCTTTAAGCATATTGGTTTGCAGAAGATAGAGGGGCACGTCACCGCGGGCCTCCGCCCGGCGGTTTGGGCGGTCGGTATTGTCCGGCAGTGACTTGGTGATCAGCTTGCTGCGGGTGGTGCTGTCGCCTTTGAAGAGATAAACGCGTTTGTGCAAGCCATCGCGGCGACACTGGCGCCAGAACTCATAGGCATTGCCGGTGACACCGTCCTCACCGCCGGAGTCGACGGCCATCGCCAGCACGGGCAGAGAAACATCCGGATTGCTGTTGAGTGGCCACTGTTTATCCAGCACGTCGGTGCGCAGAAGGTTCCAGTCTTCCAGATAGCCAGCCGGGTCAATTGGAAGGCTTTCGCCGTTCGGCCCCGTGCGCATCGACTGTTTGATGTTATACCGGTCGACAATCCACCGCTCGCCGTGCGCGCCATAGCCGGTGACCTGAACAACAAATCGCCGGTTACGGCCGCCCTGCACGTCTACGGTCGCCACCAGAAAACGCACGCCGTCTGGCACGGTGCGCTTAGTGACGGTAGCGGCACGTGCCATAAGGGTTTCGGATTTCCGCTGCTCAGCGCTGGACTGAGGAATATAAGGCAGGCCCCAGTCAGTGTTGATCACCGCTTTCAGGGTTTCTTCACTGCCGTTGACCTCATAATCCTTCTGGGCAGAAAGCAGCTTATAGACCAGTTGGGATAGGGTCTGATATGCCGCTGCGGGGCCTTCCATCCAAAAAGAAGCAATGCGGGAACGTCTTGCTGTACCCGTAATTATACCGTTACGGTCAGCACGTTCGCCGTCGCGCAGCCAGATCCCTTCCTGGTTGAGTGCGCGCTTTTGGTCAGCCGTGATTTTCTCACGGCAATGCGGACATTCAATGAATGCAGACTCGCTGGCAACCACGGGATCGATAATATTCTGATATCCCTGAACCACATCTTTCGATGGCTGAAAATATTCACCGCAGTGCGGGCAGGGCCAATACCAGCGGCGGCGATCACCACGGTTATACAATGACAGAATGCCAGTTGTTGGCGGGGCCTCGTGCAGAGAGCTACGTCGCCACTTGGTATCCCGAATATCGCGACCAGGTGAACTTTCCACCAGCGTCATACCCGATGACATAAATGTCGTGGTACGTTTTGAGGCCAGTGTGAAGCCGTCCCCTTCTCCGTCGATATCCTCGGGAAAGCGGTCATAGTCCGTCAGTGCCACACACTTATAATCGGATGACGACATAATGTTGATCGATGGCCAACCTATTTTAAGGTAGTTACCGGCACGGAATGTTCTATCGTAGACGTTGTTGTCATTACGCCGCGGACTCAGGCGTTTAGCTACTTCTGGGCTACTTCGGAAAGTTCGATCGAGACGCTTTTTACTGTGTTCGCGCGCCTTCTCTTCCGTCATCTGGATAAGCAGCATATCGGAGGGGTCGCAGACAACGTTGTAGACTATCCAGCCATCAATCAGGCCGATTGTTTTGCCTGTTCGGGACGGCCCGACGAAAATTACGGCATCGTATTCACGGGATGCCAGACAGTTCATAGGCTCAATAACATACGGCGCCAGATTCGGATCCCAGGGAACGGAGTTACCGGCCCCCATCGGTACGCGCATATATTGACTGACAGCATCGGCAACACGCATACGCCGCGGTGCGCGAAGTATTCCTGGTACATCTCTCCGGATGCCACGCGCTGAAGCCCGCTTTGCCATCAGTCCTCCTCAGACGTCTCCTCCTCCGGTTCTGCGTCAATGACCTTCTGCGCAATCTGGTCACGCAGGTCATCAATAATATTTTGTATCCGCATCACGGCAGACGGCGGCAGAGCACAATCTCGCTCCAGTACATCAGGTAGCGTCTCCAGAACCTGAACGACTGCTTTCGCCATAACCGAAAATTCTCTTGCCACGTCTTCCGCAGGGATAAGTTGCCCCATACTCTGCTCAAAACTCAGTCTCTCATTCTCGGCCTTCCAGTGCGCCAGGCGATCGGATGGCGTCATCTCAGCGACATCCCCTGAAACCGTGGGGATCATCAACTCAGTCAGCACATCCGTGACTGAAAATAATTTAAGTTTCGCGTTACTGCCTGGAGCGGGATCGACATTCTTCAGGCGCGCCGCGACGGTCTGACGATGCACACCGGTGATACCAGCAAGCTGATTGATGTTGAGTTTAAGTGAGGCGATTTCTTGGTCCATGATGGTGAACACTTTTTAAACGAATCGACATCTTTGCAAAATGGGTATTATAAAAATCAATAGCCTGCACAGATGATGATGATGACCTAGGATCCGAAAAACTAGCCGTTTTCCGCGAGCACGCCGCCCCGTGGAGAGAACCCCCTCTGGGAGTACCTTTCACTACTAATCATTTCATTTGAAACTATCAACGAGATTGTCGACGCCCTGAAAACCGAATTACAGGCAGGCGCATACGGGACACCATCATCGATGACCTGCATAAAAAACTCTCATAAAAAAACCGCCCGGCGGCGGTCAGTTACTTAAAACTATAATAATAGACAGCATCTAATATTTGTGGAGATAGGTATTTGCCATCTTTATCATTTCTACTTATCCAACTAAATAACGCTTCGTTTGATAAATTTTGAATTTTTTAAGAAAAGAATCCAAGTTTGTTACAAGTTCTTCTTTGGTATTGGTACAGCCATAATAACTTTTAAATGCTGTCTCAATTTTATTCCAAGCTAAATTCTCTTCTTCATTTAAACTATCATTAACTGAATACCAACTACCTTTTGCAGAATTGAATAACTCTTTGATTGATTTATGCTCTGCATACAGTAAAATATCTGTTTGGTTACTCGATAAAACCATACTATTTAGAGAAATTGAGCAAGCCTGACCATTTCTCAGCCCAGCTGGTGTAAATTTTTCTGGCATCGTTTCGATTGCAATTTGCATCTTCCCGATACTTTTTTTCAGTTCTAGTCTCAAGGCAACTTTTATTTGTTTTTGCCAGCTAAACATTGCGAGTATTGCAATAATGCTTGCTATAACGGTTGCAACCGCTGCCGCGCCCGTACCGAGCATTGCCCAAAACGCCCAATCTGCCGAATCTCGTGCTGCCAATGCCGAATCTCGTGCTGCCAATAATGTTTGGTAGGTAATATATTTTTCGACCATTAATCCCCCTGATATCAATGGGCACATTTTAACTTAATATGTAGTAATAAGCACACATTTAATGCCTTCTGTAATATTGCGGTGCAGAGTTACGCCTGATTTCAGAGCCCCTTTAATCATATCTTTCGTAGCTTCAGCATTTGCAGTTTTAATTTCTGTATTCAATATGACTTTTGAAGAAAGTGTACTTGGGGGAGATCATTACATTCATAATAAGTACATATTTATTATCTATTTCTAACTTATTCATTTCGCACCCCCTAATGAATTTCGCAACGCTTCTGAGCTTCAGAGGCATAGCCCTGTAGATATTGGATTACTTGGTCGTCTTTGATGACGCTGGCTCGGAGATCGAGAACAGCCCGTCCACCAGCGCCAGAGAGTTCGACTTGTGCTGCATCGCCCACGCTGCCGGAGCCGGAAGTGCTGTTCCCGACGAGCTGACAAGTGGCAAGGTTTGCCGCGGCGATTCGCACCCGGCGAGTACCAGCAGCAACATCAGCGCGCAACTTCTCATTCTTGGCCTGTTCATCTGCCATTTCCTTCGTGTGCTTGGCATCAAGCGCCGCCAGTGCGGATTGTGCCGCTTCGGTACGCTTCTGCTGGTTGGTCAGGTCAATCACGGCCTGATCGCTTTGTTTCTTCAGCTCTGCGGTGTGGGATTCTTTCAGTTTGGAAACGTCAGCGTCCCATCGAAGCCCTTCAACCCACCAGGTAAGAGCAGCGCCAGCCACGAAAGCCATCACAATCGGTAAATTGTTATTCATCCAGCCCCCAGCACGTCAGCTCGCTTTCCTGATCCCGGCGTATCACCTGCCCAAGACAATTATTTGCCCGGACATTGCAGTCTTTCCCGCCATCGCGCACCCACCGCTTTATCTCAGCACAGGCACCACGTTTATCTCCGGCATTTAGTTTTTTGTAGAATGTTGAAGTGAAGCATTTCGCCGGTCCAATGTTGTAGGGACAAAATGATGCGATACCGGCAATTTGCGGCTGAGTCAGCGTGACAGTGACATTATTTTTAACCCACGCTATCGCCTTATCGGATTCCAGTTTGTTCACATCGGTGCACTTCGCCGCAGTCAGCTTCATGCCTTTGTAAACAGGCCGCCCATCAATGCGGATAACGCCGCGGCAAATAGTCCAAATCCCCACGCCATCTTGATAAGCCGTCAGGCTATTACCTTCCTTTTCATCAAGAAATTGTCCGAGAATAGCCGATGCGCCAGCGCCAGAAATGATCAGAGCGATTACAGCTTTGCTGAGTTTGCTTTTAACTCCCGGCTGAGATGCCATCATTCACCCCTGAGTGCTTTACGGCGGTCTTCTTTGATTTTGAAATACAGATTCGTCAGGTATGTGAGGAGCGCGACCGATATACCTGCCAGCACACCTATAGCGTTCCACTGATCCGGACTAAATGCATTTAACAGGCCGTTCAGGACGCTACCGGCGGATGCTCCGTACGCAATGCCTGTAGTCAATTTGTCCATTTTCATAGTCTCCCCCTCCGGTCAGCCGGTTGGGTGCGCAGTCGTGATAAAAGAAGGAATTAGCGGCTCAGTCACTTTGCGAAAGTTGAATGGGAAGCTGATTGACTGGCCGCTAAATGCTGAAAGGGCCACCAATTGGCAGCCCTTAATTTCACTTAAAAAATATTTAACTATTATCCACTAAAGTTGTATGGTTTTTGCTTCCCTGGTGTTGGCCGAAAATTGGCTACCTCACCTACTGTTCGGAGCAGAGGTGAGGTTTTTTTTGCCACGTATTAGCCAAAAGATTATGAGTTTTTATAGCCATCATTCGGAAATATTTCTCCCAATGTCTGTTTATACCGTTCCTCTTCAAGTTCCACGCCCAGCGCGAAACGGCCCAGCTTGATTGCTTCTTTTATCGTGGAACCTGATCCCATGAAAAAATCAGCAACTACATCACCCGGTCGGCTGCTGGCGTTGATGATGTCTCTCATCATCTCCGCCGGCTTTTCGCACGGATGTTTACCGGGATAATACGGAACTGACTTATACATCCACACGTCAGTAAATGGTACAAGACTCGTCACAGTGAAAGGCCGCCGCAATCGCTTTAGCTCATCCACCAGATCCGCATAACGTCGGGATAATGAATGATATTCAACTACCAACTGATGATGAGGAAGTTCCAGCTCTTGCCGGGCATGCTTTTCGCGGGCTACGCGATCAAATAAGCTTTGAAGCGCCAGATAGTCTTTCTCACTGGGTAATTGCCACTGGCTCTCACTGAACCAATGCGAAGCCATTTGCTTACCAGTTGCCTGATGAATTTCTTTAGCACTTATCCCCAAGGCTTTGCGGGCATCACTAAAATAATCCACCAGAGGCTTGAGCGTATTTTTGCGCTGCTCCTTGCACTGCGCGGAATAACTTGATGCCTTACCTCTATAAGGACCGCTGTAATGCTCAGCGAAGAGGATCCGCTCAGTGGCTGGGAAATACGACCTCAAGTCTTCTTTGTGCTGCCTGTTCCACGGCCCAGAAGGTTTGGCCCAGATGATGTGGTTCAGAATCTTGAACCGCTCACGCATCAGTAACTCAGTGTCAGCAGCCAAACGCGAACCGCAAAAGACGTACAGGCTGCCAGATGGTTTTAGTACGCGCCAGAACTCCGCAAACATCTCGTCAAGCCATGCCAGATAAGCTGACTCGTCAGGCCATTGATTGTCCCATTTACATGATTTAACCCTGAAGTACGGAGGATCCGTAGCTATCAGGTCAATGCAGTTATCAGGTAAGGTTTTGATGTATTGGAGTGAGTCAGCACAAATAATATTTATACTGTTTAAATTCACAGTATTTTTCATAGATCAGAGACGCCCTTTTTGATAGGCTCCATTTGCTGTGTGCACATCAGCAATGGGCCTCGGTTCGCTCGTGACCAACTAACGGGCGAATGGCGTACACGATGTTATCAGCATTATGTACGCCGCCCATTCCACAAACAAATAAGCCTTGGCAGATGCTGGGGCTTTTTGGAATAAAAAAGGCCGCCAATTGGCGGCCCTTAATACGAGAAAACCCGCATGAGGCGGGCTTGGGTTTACATTCGGCTGAGCGCTGAAACGGTGCGGTCACAACGTGATGTTGATGAAATCCCAACGCTCATGCGAATGTGCTTTCCAATCACTCCGGGTTATCCCATCTTCGCAGACTGGAAAGCTTTGTTTTTTTTAACGTTACGGTGCCGGGTGCCTCCCGGTGAACCGTTGGCCAGCCGACCTCGGTTCGCTGTCTTCTCTACGAGGGTAAGCTGATTAGCCCTACCGCATAGGTAGGATTCACCGCAACAACTTAAACGTATCATAATTACTGAATCTACAAAACCAGCTGGGACTTCTTAGAAAGTTTCCGCAGTCGCTCTAGCTAATACGGGATCGAACATTGATAAACCCCTTATTGCTGTAGGTGTCCTCACAACCGAATTGAGGGCATAAAAAAGGTCCGCCCGGAGGCAGCCCATTGGAATAATTGATTTCTCTAACTAATAATGCCGAACAGCTTTGCCCACTCTTCTATCTGGGATCGATATATGAATTGAACAGACTGCAGGGAGTAACCGCCCTCGCCTTCTACAATTTGTGCAAGGCAAGGGAATTCTTTGGGTGCCTGACGCAGAATCTCTCTTTCAAGCTCGTCAGGTTCGAAAACCGAAGGGAACTCTTCATCCAAATGAAGGTAACCTTTTACTATCCATTCTCGATATTCAAATTCGTTATTCAGTAGCTTCATGCCAATACTCTATGTGATGTTTTACATAAGATAGCAGGCATTCATTTAACGAACGAGATTGTAGCCGCACCAATATGCATATCTCTGATTCCCATACCTTTTGCAATTTCCTCAACCTCTTCTCGGTAAAGAAACTTTGCTACATCCGGCTCAAATGGGCCTTCCCCCCTAATGATGCATGCAATGCAAGGAAACTCACGAGGCATTTGGGATAAAAGCTCACGATCAAGCAAATCATGATCAAACAAAGGACTTAAAGAATCATCAAGGCGCAGAAGATCGTAGGTCATCCACATTTTGTAATCGAATTCGTTTTTTAGAAGTTTCATTGACATCTCCTTTTTAAAAAAGGATAGCAGCCATTTATGACATCGTTTTGTAAGTCTACAAAAACTAAACCCCGCTGGAGCGAGGTTCTCAGATTGTCTAAGTTTTGTGACTACGTGACCACTCTTAACAGATTAAAAGCGTTTTTGGAATTCCACAACATTAGTTTTCGCGTACTTTGACGCCAGCCGCTATCAATGTTTTTCGACTATCCTGAATCCCTTCGTTATAGCCAGCATCATAGTAACCTTCTGGTTTGCTGCGCATTGCAGGTAATGAAACTGTCATGCTTTTTCTTTCTGACTCAGCACCCGAACAGAACATTTTCCACATGAGCTGAACGGCAGGAGTGGAATATTCAATTTCAATATCATTCCTTCCACTGGGGCTCATAATGGTAAGCATATCCCCCTTCATACCTAGGTCGAGTTCGGGGTAAAACTTATCCATATGACATTCAAATCGGTAACGAATATCGTCGATTTTCATCATAAAAAGCTCCATGTTTTATGCTGTTAAGGGAATTCTCTTAGGTAAAGACTGCGGTTCTTTACTTGTATATCGGTCCATCTCAAGGCTCACATCAAGCATGGCAAGACAGCCGTCTATAAAACCTTCTGCCGATTGCAGTCTCTTTAAGACTTGGGTATGCGAAATGCCCAGCTTTGTCCCCATAATTCTAACAGGCATATCTAGCACGTAATGCCATTCTATTAGTGTGCAGAGGTATGGATTTTTCTTTTTCAAGCAATTGACCGCTGAGCTTACGATCAAGCCATCATCATCACAGCAGGATGCTCTCGACTTCTTAGATGACGGAATAAGTCCTTTAAACCCAGCAGCAATGGATGGGAAGTCGACCCCACTGCCGTCGCAAGCAGCCCAAGCACCCCAACGCTCTAATACCAGTTGAATATCACGCATTATTCTCTCCACACTTATTTTTGCTTGCCGGTGGCGATAACACCCATCGCCAGCGCGCGGTCTAATGTCTTCATGACCAGATACACCTGATCACCATGTTCTTCTTCCCATGCCTGGGTATTGGCATGAAGTGAGTCGTGACACCGTCTGCACAGCGGGATCACGAACAGGTCATGCGCTTTTGTTGCCATACCCCCAAAGCCATTGCCGGTTATATGGTGCGGATCATCAGAACCGTTGCCACAGCCGCAGCATGGCTGGCGCTTTACCCATTGGGTGTATTTTGCATTTTCGTACCGCCGGCGCTTCGGAATACGGAGGTATGATTCCGGCGTCTCCGGATCGATTGCCAGCGCCAGCACCGGTTTGACATTGTTCGCCAGTTCTTCACGTGGTTGCCTCTCCCACGGGTTCACGTCCGCTTCTTTACCCTGGCCGCCCGGCGGTTTGTATTTAATCCCCAGCGCTTCACAAATTATTTCCGGCGGCAGCAAATGAGCCAGCCCTTTCGTCACTGCCCACCAGCACAGCTCAGGCAAAGTAAGGTGACGCCCGTCCGGCAGACCATACCTGTACCGGATTGCCTCAGTCACAAACTCGGCGGCGTTCGCCAGCGCGATAGCATCCAGTTTTGGCGATTCTGTTTCCCGAAACTCGTTATCATGCGCCCAGCACAGGCAGACCACGCCACGCCCGCGCGGAACCTGCACCAGCTCATGGTGATGAAAGTCCCCGTTGTAGTCCGGACATTGGCACACACGGTGGCGTTTAACCCACAGAGTCAGCGCCGCCATGCCGCCGACTTTGGCAATTACCGCCGGGGAAGACAGGAAACCAGACAGGCGCGAGTCACGTGAAAGAGACTGCGCTTCTGCCGGTACCACACCATCAGGCAGTTTATGGAGTTCGGCTGGCTCATTGGTGATCAGCAGGCGTTTACTGCTGAAAAACTTCACCATGTCCGCCGGCAGCGCGAACTGCACGATCCCCAACTCTCGCTGGGGGTATGGTTTCAGTAATGCTCTCACGCCGCGTTCTCCTGTTTCTGGCGCAGATAACCAGCCCACAGACCGGCAACCCATTCAACACCCTTCGCCGTGAAGCGTGCCTGACGGAATGCATGCTGGCTATTCGGGTTGGTACCGGTTTTCACCTCAAACCGCCCTACCTCTAAATGATTCGCCTTTGGCGTCAACTGGCCTTCCAGCCGGTAAACAATGTCTTTTTCAAGTAGGAACATCCGGAATTCAGGTTCTTTCGCATGCAGCAATTTGCAGACTGCGCGGAATCCCATAGAGCCCTTAGCCATGACGTATTGATCAACGAATTCCACTTTTGGGGCCGCCAGCGCCAGCTGTGACTCCAGCGCCAGCTTTTCGTCGGCAAGGTCAGCAGCCAGGCGGAGAGCCTCGGGCAATGACTGGGGTAACTGGCTTTTAGATTCCAGTTCCTGCCAGCGGTCAACTACCGCGGCGGTGAACTCGGGCGACAGCCGGGCAACCAGCACCAGCGAGTCACGCTTATTGAACCAGTACTCCTGATACTCCTGACCGTTCTGCTCATGAAAATAGGGGGTGTGCGCCAACGGCGCGCTTAAAATTCCACCAACTGCGAGCCGTTCAGCTGAGCGTTTCACATCGCTATGCTTACTCTGCACAAGCTCAGCAATCTCACGGCTCGACATCGTTACCACTTTTCCTGACAGCAAACTGTTAGACATAATCACTCCACACGTTAAACCGGCTGCACACCGGCGGGTTTGAAATCAGTAATCGTTATTTCTGCCTTCCCTTCTTTGGTTACCGGCCCCCATTCGACCGTCATTCGTTTTACCTGGCTGTCGTCTTTCCAGATCCCCGCGTGGGTCAGGCCATCAAACAGCGCCTTCTGAAAATTATCTAAATCGCGTTTCGCCCTGGTCGGTGGAAACAGAACCAGATGCACATCCAGTTCAGTCAGCAGCGCGGGTGGCCGGCAGCGCAACTGCTGATAAATCGCCGCCAGCGCATTTGACCGGAAGATCCTCCCGCGGGCGCTTATCTTTACGCCGGTTTTAGTGGCTCGCCAGTAACCGTTGACGCTTGGCGGGAATGGCAGGGTCAGTTGCATTTGTGGTACTCCGGCATCAGAAGGTGTTCCACCACTTCGCCGGTATCGACAAAGTAATAATCGCAGTCGGTCAGGTTGTTTATCAGCATCACCTCGATTTCCCGATCGGTCATTTTGCTGAATATCTTCACCAGTTTTTTCGGTGTCCCGATGTAAACCGGCTCGACTTCAGCCAATTTCGCCGCCGCAAAGTTGTGGTGGCCGTCCATCAGGACCGTGTACTGAACACCACGAAGCACGACTGGATACACTGAAACGCGGAACATTTTGAAGCGAAGCGCTTTATCAACGACTTTCTTCCGATCGAGATAGCGCTGTGAACTGATTAATTTTCCCAGGATCATGCAGTCACCTCTCCCGCCTTGATCAGGCTATTGAGAACTGCGTCAGCATGTTCCCGCGAAGCGGTGTAATCAGCCGGGCAATATTCACCGGTGATGGATATGGCCTTCAGGTAATCGCGGTAGGCATCGAGCCAGATTTTCTGGAAATCGTTCACGCGGCCCCCTCCTGCAGGTAATCAGCGCCAGCCGTAACAGCCAGATAATGACCGGCCAACACTTTTACGCGGGAATTGAGCGCCGGCGGGATCGTGGTAAAGGTTGCCGGTACCAGATCGATATCGTTGAACGGGTTTTCGTTGCCCCAGTGATGCCAGCCAGCGGCGTCACCACGGCTGAACAGCTCAATGCGGGATACTGATCCGTAAAGCTCTTCGAGACGGAAACGCACCTCTGCTGGTTTTTCGCTGTGCTCACCGCGGCAGCTGTGAACAACCTGTTTAACGCTGGCGCTGACGCGCTCGAGCCCGGAGCCGCGGACTGCGATCAGAACATCTTCGCTATTACCGCGCGTATAGTTGCCGCCGTTCATGACTGTTTCGGCGCTGAGTGCATCCAGAAAGTCTTCAAAGTCGATCATGGTCTGCTCTGCAAGTGCCCGCTCAATACGCCCCCGCGCCTGCTCATAAAGCTTGATCCACGTGAAACCTTTCATCGTCTTGACTTTAAAGCCCCAGGCCTGCGCCAGCTCGACAGCTTCTTCTGCGAAATTTCCTGTGTACCACATTGCCAACACCGCGCTTTCAGCGGCGATTGACCAGACTGGTAGGCGTTTGATGTCTTCCAGCGTCATGGTGCTGTAATGATCACCCGCCGCACCGTTACTGATTTTGTTGCTGTACTGCCAAGGCGGGTCCGCATATATCAGTTGATAGCTCATGCTTTCACTCCCTGCTGGCGCTGGGCGCACTCTTTCCAGATCTTGGCCCACTGCGATATGGCGAAATCGGCACGCATGCTACGGATGTTGGCTTTGCTGGCCTCGGCGCAAACCGTTTTTTCCAGCGCACTCGGTGCCTTGGTTGCCGCTACTCCGCTAATGAACCGGCGGTATGCCGCATCCCGCTCGGCTGCATCAACTGCAACGTCACCTTCACGCTCCCACTTCCCGTTTTTGCGCGCTGGACGGCCTGCACGATTCCAGGCGTTAGCGCCTTCGAGGTAGCCAGGGAACTTTGAAGGTTGAAAGAGCGTGGACGGTCGCAGGTACTCGGCCATTTCCAGATCGCCTCCCCATTTGGCATGCATGTAATCAACCGTCCGCTGATGTTCTTCAGTGGTGAAGCCTTCACGCAGTCTGGCGCGGATGTTATCCAGTGAGGATTTGCTGACCTGATAGCGGGAGCCGGTGACCTGGTTCAGGTAGTTCAGAACCTGTTTAGCCTGATCAGTAATTTCGACTTCGGCGTCGGTCTGCACAGCAGGCTGACAAGAGGTTTTATTATCTGATGGATCTTGTTTTGAATTTACTAACGGATCCCCCCCAGATTCTGGCGGGTGAAAACCGGTATTCGTGTTGGATTTTGATGCGTCAAATTTTGACCGGTCAGAATTTGATGTGTCAGATTTTGATGCGTCAGAATCTGACGGTTCAGCAGCAGCACGAAGCTTCGCAATATTCAGCTGATACATGTTCGACGTATTGCGGTTTCCCTTGCGGCGCTGGGTACTGGTGATCCAGCCGTCAGCCTCAAGTTTGCCCAGCGTAGTGCGCACAGTGCTTTCACCTGCACCCAACTGGCGGGCAATGGTGGTGATCGACGGCCAGCACAGGCCTTCGTCAGAACTGAAGTCAGCGAGGCGCGCCATTATGGCAACCGCCGATATTTTTAAACCGGCAGCAGCGCAACCATCCCAGACGTATGCGGATAACTTAACGCTCATAAGACCCTCTTAAACTTTCGCCGGAATTGTTCAGTAGGCTGGGCGCACTCATGCGGGTAACCGGCGCGCATGAAGATGACGCGATCCCCTGCTCTGTCGAAGCCCACGACGTGTACCACAACGCCCCGCCAATCCTTGTAACGCCTGTCCAGCTTTTGGATTTCTTCAGACATGCCGTCACCTTCTGGCTGCTCTGGCGGACGTAACCTACCCACCACGCCGCGAACTGGTAGTTGCACGGCATCCAGCGGTTACCTATCATCACTTCATACGAAAGAGAGCCAGCGGCCCCGCCTTTCGCAACACAGCGGATTTGCGGAACGCCAGCTTTTATGAGTAGACTGTTCATGCGTTAATCACTCCACACACGTTTTTAATGCGCCGACGCCTCGGGACTGCACTCCTGAGGCGTCAACCCTTTCATGCAAAGCCACCACTGACTTCACGTACTCATCGCGGGCAGCTAAATGCTTACGATGAAGAGCCATAATTTCTGCCTTCTCGCCTTCATCAATCACCCCGTCGTCTGCAATAGAAATATTTATCTGCTGATCGACCTTCCCACTCTTAGCGGCAACCTTTACCCCTTTGATAAACAGGTCAACGTGGTCCAGTTCGTCACGATTGGGGATTTCAACGAAAAAACCGCCGCGGCGCTGGGCGAAGTAATCCGCCAGATGATTAGTGCCGCTGATGTCTTCCATCGCTTCCAGCTCGGCAATTTCGAAGAACCGGCAGCCGTTCTTTTCGTACAAATTGTTGTTGAACTGCGTTTCAGTCATGCCCAGAGCGCCAGCCATAGCAGACCGACCGCCGGGATAGGCTTTGCACATCTTTTTAACTACTGATTTCAGGTCTACCATGTTGTTTTCCCTTTGGTAGTTATGGTTGTTCGCCAGTGGTGATAGCCTTTTTGTACAGTGTTGGGTCGTATTTCAGTTCACCTTTGGTTCTATATGCAGCTTCGGCAGCTCGGCCTTTCGGGATCAGTTGGCCAGGGCGCTTTCTCCACAAATAAAATGCTTCAGGGGATATCCCAAAAAACTCAGCGACTTTACCGGGTTCGCCAAAATATTTTTCAAGGTCACTCGTCGTCATAACACCTCCGGTTTCTAAATTATTTTAGATAGTATTATTTAATTTTATTTTGATCAATAAAAACTAAAATAACTTAGGTTCATTAAGAGGATGGAAAATGCTTACCCAAGGGCAGCGGATAAAAAACCTTCGTAAAGACAGGAAACTGACTCAAGCTCAGGTCGCAAAGGCGCTAGGTGTTAGTGATGTGACTATTGGCTACTGGGAACGTGACCTGAATGAACCGGGTGGGAAGTCTTTGAGTAATTTGGCGGCTTTTTTCGGTGTTTCTGAGGCTTTCATTCTTTACGGTAAAGAAGAAATTTCTAACATCATTCCCGCATCTTTTGGGACACGCCAGATCCCCATTATCAGTTACGTTCAGGCTGGTATCTGGACATCCGCGTCGGACGCAAGCAACCTTGAAGGTAATATTGACTATATCCTAACTGACATAGGACTATCACCCCGTTCTTTTGCCTTAAAAATCAAAGGAAAGTCAATGGAGCCAGAGTTTACTGAAGGTGATCTAATTATCGTTGATCCGGACATAGGTCCGCTGCCTGGTGATTACGTTGTAGCGAAGAATGGTGAACATGAAGCAACATTCAAAAAATACAGAGCACGTGGTAGAGATGCTGGGGGTAATGAGATTTTTTCACTTGTGCCTCTAAATCAAGATTTCCCAACAAAACATTCTGACCAAGAACCCATATCAATAATTGGCGTAATGGTAGAGCACCGAAAATTCAGACGGCGTTGATCCCCCCTTCCTACTAGCCCTACTTCATTCAAAACACCTTTCAGTTATAAATCTAAATATTTTTAGTTTTCACTATTGCATTAAAAACTAAATTATTTTAGATTCACACCATCAGCAGTGATCAACGTGGATGCCCACGCAGTAGTTGCAGGTGGCAAAGAAGCATCGAATGATTCTCTCAGGTATCAGCAGCACGACGGCAAGAACAGAGCAGCTTAATGAAGTATCGGGATGGATAAGCAAGAACCGAAAACTGTTGGTCTGGCATCTTCGAATGAAGAGTTCATCGAAGAAACGGATCCTGAAAGCTTGCAAGAGCAAGCACAGGGAGTAGCCGCCTTTATAGAAGACGGCGAGATTACCAAAATTAATCTCTTATCTTCGGATTGAAAGCTTCAATTCGGTTAATGAGCAACTTGGTTGCCGAGGCAACGGCAGGATCCTTACCTTTATAAGCTTGAACATGACGATTTAGATTTTCAATGACGTCGCTCTTTACTGTGGGTAAGACGGTTGAAACGGAATGAAGCGCTACCGTGAATGCGTTCTCAAGAGCTTCAATCCTACGGGCTAAAGTGACTAAATAGTCGAAGCGTTTTTCACCTTCATTTCCTTCTTGGCTGTGTGAGAACTACCAAGATAACACCGCCGCCTGAGGTGGAGAAGTGACCAGGCACACAACAGAAAGAACACTGTAGCTTAATGGCAGTTTGAATAATTCAACCCTGGCGGCTGGATTCAATATGGTGAAAGAGGTGGTCTGGCAGAGGCGGAACTAGGGCAATATAGGGAGTGTCCCTGAATGTGACTACTGAGCTCACATCTACTGGGTGGTGGCAAAGAGCGCAGACGAGTGAGGAAACCATGTCAGAGCTTGGATAATTGGAAGAGGCTACAAAACGTTCAGAAGTACATTTCTCACAAGAGAGTTTTATATCAGGCATTTTTAGAACTCTGGCGATAGGTGCGGGACTTAATTGGAATTATTAAGAGTTTTCCTATTCATATTTTAGTGTAGCAGCTTTCTCCATTTTCGTCGGATTAGTGCAGCAGAAAGATCACTGATAAGTCGGTACAGCAGGTAAGCGCATTGGTCGCGAGTGTTCTTACCGCTGAAACCAGAGTAAATAAGGGTCGTAAAAACAACCCCGGAGCGAAACCGGTATACCCATTGCTCAACCAGCGGCTCTTATCTATGCCTGAGCAAATTAATTGCCATCACTGGCAAGGGATTCGTTCACGCCGAAATCCGCATAGGGGTTATTTCATGAAAACTGATATCGCCTTTTTTCTGGCTCTCGGCGTGGTTATGGCAATCACTTATTTAGGAATGCAGCCATGAAACTTATTCAACCGGTTATACCGGAACGCAACTCCGATAACTTGGGTTTTTGGACTCACCCTGATTTCTTCGAACCGGCAAACGGTAACGCATACCCAGCGCCAGGAGAATTTGAAGCATGGGCAAAGGCTCAAGGTGTCGAGGTTTATACACTTTCGCTTGATGCAGATCCGGCGGCTGATGATATTCACGCAGCCTATGAAGAAGGCGGCGCCGATGTTTCAGCTTGGGAGCCAACTCCACCAATAGGAGAAGGTTGGTTCCTCGCATCAGTTCACGATACCGAAGATGGCCCTTACAGCGTTTGGTTCCGTCGCACTACTGAAGAACAAGCGGAAATCGCGCGCCTTAAAACCGACTTTTTGGGAAAGCACCAGGTGGCGATCACCGCTGCTTATGAATATTTCAAAGCCTGCCCTGTGGGTAATGAACGCACTATCGCACACCAGATTTATCAGGTACTGCGCACAGCTACGAGGGTGGAATAATGAAAGAACGCCCTATTTTATTCAACGCTGAGATGGTTAAGGCCATTCTCAGCGGTAGCAAGACGCAAACGCGACGTGTTATTAAACTCCCGCTTATCGATAAAGACATGGGTTGTGAGCTCACGGGAAATGAACTGTCTGGGGAAGTTGCCGCTGGTGATTATCGCAACAGCCCGCTGGGTAAGCCAGGTGATCAGCTCTGGGTACGTGAGGCTTTCAGGATGGCAAGAAGCCTTGATATACATTCACCACGCGAGGTGGCGGATCTGTCGATGTCAGCTGGTTATAAGAATCCCTGGGCCCCAATTCAGTTTGAAGCTGATGGCGGTCGTACTGGTAAATGGACAGGGTTTGACACTCCCCCAGTAGTAACCGAACCAGGAAAACTTCGCCCATCCCTGCACATGCCCCGCTGGGCCAGTCGCATTCAGTTGAAAATATCCAATGTCGGAGTACAGCGGATTCAGAACATCAGTTCGGGTGATGCTGTCCGCGAGGGTATTTGCCAACTTCCGGCATCAGGCCGCTACTGCATCAATCCAGGTGACCAATATTTCGGTAGTGCCAGTTACAGCGCGAATGAAGTTTATTCCTGGTTGTGGGAATCGATTTACGGCGAAGGCAGTTGGCAGACTAACCCGTGGGTCTGGGTGATTGAATTCGAACGTGTAGCGCCAGCAGGAGAGCAGCCATGACTGATAAAACACAGATGGAATATTACTTCGAGTTCCCTGCGTCATACGGCTTTCAGGGCGACACCTATGTTTTGCTGATGACTATTCCGGGCAGAACGCTGACCAGAGTATTGTCATCTGATAATTTCGGCCATGCTCTGGACCGTTCACAGCGTGAAATAAACAAAACGCGAGTTAAAAAATTCCATGACTATTTAGTCAATTCAGTTGAAACCAAAACGGCATTCATTATTCCGCCGCTGGTTGGCAACTGTGATTGTGATATTGAATTCGAACCGTTCGGCAACACGAACGTCGGTATCGTTAGATTCCCTATGGATGCAGAAATTAAATTATTTGATGGTCAGCACCGCGCCGCTGGGATCAGCGATTTTTGCCGGAACCACAGCACCTCGGTCTCAATTCCTCTGATGTTGACACAGAAATTACCGCTAAAAGTAAGGCAGCAGTTTTTCTCTGACATAAATAACAACGTCTCGAAACCGTCCGCCGCCATCAATATGACTTACAACGGAAGAGATACTGTCGCCCAAAGCATGGTTTCTTTCCTGTCTACTCACGAACTTTTCTCAGTGATAACTGACTTTGAGCACAATGTTGTTCCGGCCAAAAGCGAGTTGTGGATCAGCTTTAAGGCACTGAGTGATGCAACAACTAAATTCTCTGTCAGCAAGGGGAAAGAAGTCTCAAAAGGTGATATTTACGACATCTGGGAAGCGTGGCTTAGTCTTACAGCTATCAAGGATCTTCACCATTCTGTTTCACCGGCTGAATACAAACGGGATTACATCCAGTTCCACGCCGTGATGATCAATGCATTCGGCTACGCAATTCAGGAGCTGCTTAAACATCGGCCTGTTCAGGGTGTTGTGTTGATGATCGAAGAGTTAGCCAGCAAGAGCACATCTCTTGAACTGGAAAACTTCTTCGAGATTTCGAACTGGGGAGGCATTTGTGCAAATACAGACAAAGAACGGCCAACAGTAATTGCAAGTATTCCGGCTCAAAAGGCAGCCGGTCAGCGCCTGGCTATTGCGATTCAACAGACATCTTTCAAACCGGAAGTTGCATGACTGAGTCAAACCGTTCGTATTTAGTCAGACGGTTACTTGTGAAACGAATGCTAAATTTGTGGTTTGTTCCAGTTGAGTTTGCGCCAGCAATGCCGCCAGGGGAGAAAATGCTCTGGTGGCGATCTGGAAAATATTACGGCCGATTTCGGGTCAGTCAGTAAACCGGTGTGCAGCCGGCTATAACTAAACGTGTGGAGAAAAAGCGTATGGGCCAACTCGTACCTTTGATGGAATGGGCATCCAGTCCGAAAGGGTTTAAATATCCACCAGCGCCAGCAACACTTCATCGGTATGCAAAAACCGGCCAGATCATCCCTGCTCCGATCAAACAAGGCAGCAAATGGGTCGTTGATGAAGATGCGAAGTATGTCGGCGTTATTGCAAAAGCGGAGATACCGAATCATCTCCCCGCTTCTGTAAAAGCACTACTGGAGAAAACGATAAATGGCAGCCAGACCACGCACACATAAAGTAAATATCCCCAACCTTTACTGCAAGTTCGACCGTCGAACCAGCAAGGTGTATTGGCAATATCGTCACCCGATCACTGGTAAATTTATAGGATTCGGAACCGATGGAGATACCGCTCGTGAGGCGGCTATTGCAGCCAATACCATGATCACAGAGCAGCAATCAAAACACATAAACTTTCTCGTTGATATGACTGTGAAAAAAACAACAAATAAAGAGGCAGGAATAAGGGTTTCGGATTGGGTTGGTAAATATATATCTCTACTTGAAGAGCGTTTAATAGAAGGGGAAATAAAGAAGGCCACGTTCAAAACACGTAAAAGCTGTGCACAGGTTCTTTCAAAAAGGCTACCGAATGTGCGCCTTAATAATTTGGATACAAAGTCAATTGCCGCAATTCTTGACGAGTATAAATCAGAGGGAAAAAACAGAATGGCTCAGATGTTAAGGGCTACGTGGGGGGATATATTTAAAGAGGCCCAGCACTCAGGCGAAATAGAACCCGGATTCAACCCAGCTTTGGCAACCAGAGTTCCAAGAAATAAAGTTACCAGGGGAAGGCTTAGTTTTTCTCAATGGAAAAAGATTTTCGATAATGCGGCAGACCTTCAGCCCTATCTGCAAAACTCCATGCTTCTTGCCCTGATTACTGGTCAGCGACGTGCAGATATTCTGAACATGAAATTCTCAGATGTTTGGGACGGTCACCTGCATATCACACAGTCGAAGACAGGAACACGGCTAGCTTTACCTCTCACCCTATTTCTTCCAGAAATTAATTTGTCTCTTGATGATGTGATCAGGCAATGCAGGGACAGGGTGATGAGCAAGTACATGATCCACCACTCTCGCGCTCATGGTTCTTCAAAGCCTGGCGACCCGGTAACGGGAAACGGAGTAACTCGTATGTTTAAGCAGGCGCGTATCGCAAGTGGTTTAAAATTTACTGAAGGAACTACGCCCCCGACTTTTCACGAACAACGTTCTCTGGCTGAAAGGCTCTTCAGTGCGCACGGGATCAACACGCAAACTCTACTCGGACACAAAACGGCAGCTATGACTGAGATGTACCATGACGACAGAGGAGCAGATTGGATAACGTTAGCTGTGTGAAAGTTACGGGATTACTCCCCAACAAACGGGATAATTTTTAAAATCCATTTTGGGGAGATGTTTTGGAGGGATTTTGGGGAAGAAAATAAACTCAGTAAAAACATGAGTTTCCACTTCCGCTGTTTGCGTTACGAACAGGCGCCACCGCGCCGTGTTCCGGCGACCTTTAAAACCCTGTTCGCCGGTATCAGTTTCATCCGCGCCCGTCCGGATGTTCTGGGTGTGATCTCTCTGGATTTGTTCGCGGTTCTGCTCGGCGGTGCGACCGCCCTGCTGCCGATTTTTGCCCACGACATTCTGCATACCGGCCCTTGGGGACTGGGTCTGTTGCGCGGCGCTCCGGCCGTGGGTGGACTGATTGTCGGTTTCTGGCTGAGCCACCGCGCGCTGCAACGTAACGTGGGTATGACCATGTTTGCCGCCGTGGCAGGTTTCGGCGCGGCGACGCTGGTGTTCGCGTTCTCCACCTCGCTGTGGTTATCCATGCTGGCACTGTTTGCGCTCGGCGGATTCGACATGATAAGCATGGTCATTCGCGGCGCACTGGTACAACTGGACACACCCGACGACATGCGCGGACGCGTCAGCGCGGTTAATTCGATCTTCATCAACACCTCGAACCAGCTCGGTGAATTTGAATCCGGTCTGATGGCCGCCTGGGTGGGCGCAGTCCCGGCGGCAGCCATTGGCGGCATCGGTACATTGATTGTCGTCGGATTGTGGATGACCTGGTTCCCCGGTTTGCGTAAGCGGCAGAAACTGGAAAATGAGGTTGTTGAGGCGTAA